GGTGGAGGATCTGGTGGTATAGCAGTATTACTTAACCCAGAAACAAATAACGGATATTATTTTGAAATTGTTGCTATGACAGAAGATAATATTCAGTCATACATAACTACGGATAATGCTGGCAACCCAACAATATCAATTAATAATATTGTATTTTATAAAGTCAAAAAAGATTCTTCTAGCGATGATGCTATTCCAGTAAAACTTTGGGGCGGTCTATCGAGCATCATAGTTGATGATGGTAGATTCACTGGCCAGTACCGAATGGCTGGAGAAGAAAATACAACAGTATATGATCTATCTGTAGAGTATGAAGATATTGGAACTATTCGTAGATTTTATCTATATATAAATAATAAATTAATTCAAATTGTTGATGATACAGATCCAATGCCAATTTATAATAATTCTGCACTATTTGTTCGTGGATCATCAAGAGTAATGTTTGAAAACATTTATGCTTTAGCAGAAAATTATTCTCAAAATACAGTCTTTACAGTAGGAGAAACTCTATCAAGTGCATTTGGTGATACAAATATTGATGCCAATGAATCTTTCCGTAAATATGCAATGAGCGGAATTGTTCAGGCCACATACCTAGATGGAATTAGTTCTGAGCAGCCACCAAGATATAATATGTATTTTGACGAATTTGGAACCATTATGCGTGAATGTGCATACTTTGATATTAAATATGATAGATCATACCCTGCTCTTTATGCAGAATTATCACCAACACTAAACAGAATTAAAGGCTACGCAGTTTCTGGTTTTCAGGCTGATTCATACGGTGCTGAGTTTTTGATTTTCAATTCTACAGATACTGCTTTAAATCTAGACGAAACTACAGGAAACTATTTAAGAATTCAAGGCATAACATTTACACAGGATACTACATATGAACTAACAGTTGATGAGTATTTTAAAAAGCGTAGCAATTTTTCTATCCCACAACTTCAGGGTAGTGCAATTGTAACTTCTCCATTGGTTGAAAAAGCCAAATATGATGAGATTAAGCAAAGTAGAATTATATATGGTAAGAATGAATTTGCAATTGAATCACCATATATCCAAAGTCAAGATGACGCAGAACAACTCATGGGCTGGATTATTAACAAGGTTATGAATCCTAAAAAGGCGGTAGGAGTAAATATGTTTGCTATTCCTACATTACAATTGGGAGATATAGTAACCATAACATATCAAGACAATACAGGCTTAGACTTAGTAACTCCAACAACAACTAGATTTGTAATATATAATATTAAATATGGAAGAGATACAGATGGTCCAAATATGACTCTGTATTTGAGCGAGGTATAAAATGGCAGACGTATCACCAGTACCACTAACACCAAATAATGCTGGATTAAATATAAGTGCTTTTAGTGTTAATCCAGTTTTGACTGCCCCAATAGACACAATATTATTTAATGATGAAACATTACCTGTAGAAATAATGGCAGATCTTTTGTTTGAAAATATTGGTGGACAAGAACTTATTAATATTGCTAGAAATGATACGGTAAATGGTCAAGAAATAATATATCAACCTATTAAAAATTTGTCAACAATTCAACAACAATATAACCCTAATAATATTGTTAGTCTTCAGGCCACCTCAGATAAATACTTTCAAAACTTTTCTATTAAGTTTGATAGTAAAGTGCCCAATGTAGGAAATGGACCAAATGGAGAACATGTTTATATAGATCCAGAAACTGGAGACTTAGTTATTGAAGTAGTCAATATTGAGGACGGCGAACAAGTCCAGGTTGAAATAACTTCAAGTGGTACAATATATGAGGCGGAATTATGATTACAAATACTGGACAATCTATCATTGGTAAGTACCTGCTTGGTCAGGCACCTGCCTATGCTTCGTATATAGCCGTAGGATGCGGCGCACAGCCACTGGCAACCGCTGACCCATATGGAGACTACTCCACAAAAGAAAACCTTGACTTTGAAATGTTCCGTGTTCCTATTTCTTCACGAGGCTTTGTAAATGATGGCGGTACAGAAAAATTAGTTCTAACAGCAGAATTACCAACAGAAGAAAGATATGAAATAACAGAAATAGGATTATATTCTGCAGGATCAAATCCATCTGCTGGAGCATATGATAGTAAAACTGTTTTTGCATTTACTCAGGGCGAGAACTGGCAATATCATGATCAGACAGCAGCAACATCAATTCCTACAATTACAGAGCCACTGGATGATCCAAACGATGATAATGTTATTGCAACAACAGATCCTGTATTTCAAACAAATGCAGACAACTCAATATTTTTTAAATCTCCAAGATATGAAAGATATGAGCGTTGTAGATTTTTAAATAATATGATTGTTGTGGTTGGTGACGACGCTGACCTTACAATTGATCCATCTACTGGAAGTTCTGGCGGACATTTTTATATTGAGCCAGGTTCTAATCACATACACTTAACTGGAGCAGATGTAGATTTTTCTAGAAATGCACCAACAGATGAATTAAGACTTGCATTTTCTCTTATTAGTAAAGATGGTGATTCAGCAAGCGTTCCTGATACCGTTCGTATTTTAGTTGAGTTTGCATCAACAGATGCTGAGAATGCAGGAGAGTTTGCTCGTCTTGAAATAGAACTAGACAACGGATCTGGCACTGGCGGAACATATGATTTTTCAACTAATAGATATTTTGTTATTACAGAACAACTACAAAATCTTTATGTTACAAATGGATTTACATGGGATGCTGTAACTGTAGTAAAAATATATACATCTATTCAGGTTTCAGATGCACCTTCTGGAGATTACTATATAGCCTATGATGCTTTAAGACTAGAAAATGTTTCAACAATCAATCCGCTATACGGATTAACTGGTTATACAGTTGTTAAAAATGCAGACGCTGAAACAATTATTAAAAATCCAAATACCAGCAATTATATCGAATTTAGATTTACTGTCGGAGTTTCATAATGGCAGACGCTGGCATTAAGCAATATCGTCAGGCTCCTATTGACATGCCGCCAATTAGTAGCATAAACGAGGGGTATACATTAAGATATAGAATTATCTCTGAAGACCGTAACAGGGTATCGCACTGGTCTCCAGTATATTTAGTAATTCCAGCATATACATATGTACCTAATCAAATTAACTTTAATTCAGGAAACCAAATAGCAACATTTACTTGGGATGCAGTTACAATATTAAAAGATACAAAAACAGTAGAATCAATCAATAATAAAGAGTTGACAACTAATATAGCAACCTTAACAACAGATGGTGCACATTATATGTCAGTGGGTGACTGGGTAACGGTAGAAAATGTTGACTCTATATTTAATGGAACATATAAAATATCATCGGTCACTACTGATACTTTTAGTTATTATAAATATAATGGAAATATTGCATCTACCCCAGTTAGTCCAGATGGTACATATAAGACTAATGCTTTTATTAGGAATGCGCTCGAATACGATGTTTGGGTAAGATGGGATAGAAATGATGGTGGAGATTGGTTATATAAAGAAAGAATAGAATCTACAACTCTTTCATTAACGTACCCATCTACCTATACAATTAATGGTGCAATTCAGCCCAGTTCTCCTAACAGAGTTAGCATAGAGATTTATTTGGTAGGAGAACCAGTAAATAGAGGAGATGGAGTTCCACTCGATACTGGAACACCATTTTTAAAAATGTATCAACTTCTCAACGAAACGATCTAGTGATATAATGGAGATATATGGCTAAAGTACCGCTACCAGAACGAGGACAACCGCTAGATGTAACATACATTTATCAGTTGGCTGATACAGTAAACGACCTGTCTACACAGGTTTCTTCAGCAACCTATAACTACACTACTGTTGATACAACTAGTGCTGGAAGACAAAGTATAAAAACATCAGAGGCAAGAATTGTTGGTGGATATGTTGAAGTTGCAAATAACTCAACAGTAAGCGCAGGAAATGAAAAAACATTTTCTTATGACTTTCCATCAGATTTTAAGTATGCACCAATTGCCACTGCTACAGCAGTGAACGTTGGAAATACACCAGCAGGACAAAATGTTACGGTAATTTTAAAATCTGTAACAACTTCAAGAGTGGAAGGCATTGTTAGATTTGGTGCTGCTGGAGATCTTTCTTTAGCAGTTCATCTAATTGTTATTGGCATTCCTAATTAAGGGGAATCAGTTTAAATGATTTATTGCAATAAATGCAAGGGTAGAATGTTTATTGATAGACAATACTCTAGTGAAATGCATATTGAAACCTATTGCATCAGTTGTGGAACTAGAAATTTTTATCATCCACCATCACAAAGTAGGTACGGACAATGGCTTTTGGCCCAAGAAAACTTGAGAGCAAGAACTACAATAACGAGCCTATAATTCCAGGTAATAAAACTATCTGGTTTTTAAATGGTGATCTTGTTAGACTTTACCATAGTTCAAGATCTACTGGAATGGTAACAGTTTATAATATTACAAAAGATAGATTAGAAACATGTTTGCGATCTGACTTTAGAAGAAGTAGAGAAAAAGCATACACTGTAGCAGAAACTGCACGACTTGTCAATAGGCATCGCAAATATTTTCCATCTTTAATTAAACGAGGAGTTATTCCAGTTCCAACAGGAGCAAAAGTTGGTGGCGAACGAGGGTGGCAAATAAGAGCATACTATTCTGAATCGCAAGTAAAAGACATACGTGATATACTTGCAAGTATACATATGGGTAGACCAAGAAAAGATAATTTAATAACAAACAATATGACTCCTACAAGTCAGGAGTTGACACGTAGAACTGGCGATGGTATACTGGTTTATACAAAAACTGAAGATGGCAGGTTCATACCTGTTTGGTCAGAGAGCATTAAATAACCTTTGAAGGGGGTAAGTGGTGGAAGAGAAGAATGAAACAAAGGTATCTGTAACACTTGGATACACATTAAATCTAGGCAATTTCCAATCTTTGCGAGTTGATCTTGGAGTAGTTGACCATGTTCGTAATGGAGAAACTACAAATGAGGCTATGGATCGTGTTTACGATTTTGTAGAAGCAAAGGTAATTGAAAAAGTACAAGAAGCAAAATCAGAGATTTCTGAGGAGTAGCAATGGCTGATCGCAAAGACCGAATGGCTTTGCTCAGTCGCTACAATAAACTCCATTTGCAGAGATACGAGCAAAAGTCTAATCTCAATTTAAATGTTGAGCAATGGGCAGCAGATGCCCTTGTAGAATCTTATGGGGTAAGTGCTTGTTATGATTTATTAGATTATTATTTCCAAGTAGCACAAAATCCTAATTGGAATTTTTTTGCCTACAATGCTCAAGAAATTCTGAATGGTAGAATGGCTACAGAACAAGATTTAAAAGAGAGAGCAGAGCGTAGAAAATTGGCTAGGAAGTGGTTAAGTGAGTAATTCAGAATCAAAAGTAATCAGTGCTGTATTAGAGGATAAACAAATACATGTATTGCTTCAAGCCAACATAGATGGAATTCTCAGAACTCATAATGATGTATGGAATTTTATAAAGCGTTATGCAGAAACAAATGGAACTGTTCCTCCAGTATCTTTAGTAGTAGAAAAGTTTAGAGACTTTGCTCCAGTTACTGGGGTAGGTACAACAAAGCATCATTTAGAAGAATTACAAGCAGATTATCTAAATGATAGTCTTAAAGATATTATTCGTAATGCTGCCACAGAAGTTCAAGGTGGTCAAGGCGTAAAGGCTTTAGAACAACTTATCACAAAAACATCTGAACTAAAGAAAAATACATCTGCAATTAGAGATGTTGATGCAACAGATTTAGAATCTGCTATTGCATATTTTGAAAATGTAAAGAAGCAACAAGAACTGGGTAAGATTGGAATTAGAACAGGCTTGCCAGGGTTTGACAATTACCTCCCTTCAGGAATTATGCCAGGTCAACTGGGAATCTTCCTGGCATATCCAGGTATTGGCAAATCTTGGCTTGCTCTTTACTTTGCTGTCCAAGCATGGAAGCAAGGTAAGACCCCAATGATTATAAGTCTTGAAATGTCTGAGACAGAAGTTCGTAATCGTGTA